AGGCATAATTGTGATGCAGTGCAAAAAAAGAAAGATGTCTTTACAGCTGGTTATTGGTCTTGTAAAAACTGGTAAATATTATGTCAAAAAAGAAAGTAAATAAAGTAATCAAAGGCCTAGAAAAAGCAAGCAAAACGCATGCACAGCAAGCTAAAACCCTAAAAGCGGTCAAATTTGGCAAAGGCGGTGATGCTAAATCAAAAGTTCCTTCAAATGTAGCAAACCCTAGCTTATACAGAAAGGCAAGAGCAAAAGCCAAAGCAAAGTTTGATGTTTTTCCAAGCGCTTACGCATCTGGTTACATGGTTCAAGAATACAAAAGAATGGGCGGTAAATATAAAGGTGCTAAAAAAGCGGCAGGTGGCGAGGTAAATAATAAAAATTTAAAACCAATACCAGCTGGTAATAAGGGCAAAGGTTTATCAAAACTACCTACTAGAGTGCGAAACAAAATGGGCTTTATGAAAAGTGGCGGTGCTGTCATGCTCCAAGCTAGGGGTTGTGGCGCAATCATGGATAGCAAACGTAAGCCTACCAAGGTGCCTAGAAGTTAAACACTATGGCTATTAGCAGAAGTAGCATAGGCAAGTCTGTAAGCAAAGGCTCAAAAAAGAAAAGAGATCCAAAGGTAGGGACTGGTAAAAAGCCGAAAGGTTCTGGTAGACGTCTATATACAGACGAAAATCCAAAAGATACTGTAAGTATCAAATTCAAAACCATGGCCGATGCTACTGCTACGGTCAATAAAGTTAAACGAATAAAAAAACCTTTTGCTAGAAAAATACAGATATTGACTGTCGGTGAGCAAAGAGCAAAAGTTATGGGCAAAACAGGCATAGCTAATGTATTTAAAAAAGGCAAAGAGCAAATAAGAAAAACCCATGGTCGCAAAAGTTAGTACAATTAGGAAAAAAATTAAATCTGGCAAAAAATTAGGATTTAGTGAAAAAGCCCAAGCAAAAGCCCGTGGTTTAATAGCTAGAACGGGTGGCAAAAACAAAGGTCGCAAAGTTAAAAGTAAAAAATATAAATAATGTCTTTAAAAGAATGGTTCGGTAAAGGTCCAAAAGGCGATTGGGTCGACATAGGTGCGCCAAAAAAAGACGGCAAGTTTCAAGCATGTGGTAGAGCCTCAACAAAAGGTTCTAAAAGAAAATACCCAAAATGTGTGCCAAGATCTAAAGCGAGGAACATGTCTAAATCACAAATACGTTCAGCTGTAAGACGCAAACGAGCTAAAAAACAAGGGGTAGGTGGTAAACCTACAAATGTTAAAACATTTGCCGCAAAAGGCGGTATAATTTCAAACAAACCGAATATGGGTTTATTCGGTAGATCATAGGAGTAAATATGCGACATAAAATGAAAGCCAAAGGCATGAAAAAAGGCGGCAAAATGAAGTCTAAAGGCTATAAAGTCGGAGGCAAAGTAAAATCTAAAGGCATGAAAAAAGGTGGCAAAATGATGTCTAAAGGTGGAGCTTTGGCTAAAGGTATAAAAGGCGTCAAAGCAGGCAAAAAAATGAAAGCCAAAGGCATGAAAAGAGGTGGCAAAATGATGTCCAAGGGCGGAGCTACTGGCGGCAAAAAAAGAACGAATGGCAGAGGTAATATAGGCTTATACGGCAGAAGTTAGTCTGTTAAAGTATTGTGGCGTACTTACATTCAAATATCCCATACTTTAAATGTTGGGTAAGAAGAGAATACACTCATAACCATGAGGCATATCATGGCGAGTTTTTACATGCCATGGCTGTTGGTGTTACATCAATGCCATGCAGGTGTCTAAGTTTTCAAGTTATATTTACAGGCATAGCTCCAGACGGTGAACCCGAAGATACAGTGCATGGGGGCGCCATGTGGGCTAGGATGCCAATAACTGCTCTAGTTGGCGATACAGAATTTGAAGAATGGCCAGAACCTATGGCCGTGCATGATGCACAACCCTGGGATTGTTCTTCTCACCATCATGCCGTGTATGTTATTGATAGGGCAACACCATGTCCTTGGCTTGCAAAAATAGACGGTAATTTTTTTCCTGCTAGGTATATGTTTACGGTAGATTACACTGAAAGCGAAATAGCAGACGATCCAGCACAACACAAGCAAAGTCACGTTTTAGAGTTATTAGATGCAGGTGAGTGGACTGGCAACATAGTGGCTTTGCCAAATAATCGTGTAAGAGTAACGCACCCTGCTTGGTTTGAATACGGTCAAGGTGCGCCAGATTTCAGACCCTCTGCTCATATACATTACTCAAAATCTGATTTAGACTATACTTTGGACGTAAATCGAGTTTTTGATAACTTGTATAACGACACGGAGGACCAAGATGGCGACATCGAATAGTAAAGATTTTGAGTTAGACGTAGCTGAATACATAGAAGAGGCTTTTGAGCGTTGTGGTTTAGAGCTAAGAACAGGTTATGATCTAAAATCAGCAAATAGAAGTCTAAACTTGATGTTGGCTGAATGGGCAAACAGAGGTTTAAATCAATGGACAATACAAGAAAAGACAGTAACTCTTGTTAAGGACACCACAGAATACAATATTGATACTACTAACGGAACAGCACCAATAGATGTTTTAGACGTATTTATCAGAGAAACTATAAGTTCTGAAACCACAGATTTACCGATGACAAGGTTAAGCCGCGCTGAATATTCGCATATCGTAAACAAATCATCCTCTGGCAAACCAAATCAATATTTTATAAATAAACAAATAACACCTAAAATTTCAGTATGGCCATCTCCAGACAAATCTAGCACATACACTTTGGTTATGAACGTTTTGACAAGAATGGACGATACAGACGCGGCTACTAATACGGTGGATATGCCTTTTAGATTTTATCCTTGTTTAGCCGCAGGTTTGGCTTATTACATATCTTTAAAAAGAGCTCCAGAACGCACTGCGTTATTGAAGGGCTTGTATGAAGAAGAGTTCACACGCGCTTTATCTACCGACGAAGATAGAGCGTCTTTTAGAATATCTCCAGACATTAGGAGTTATAACAACGCATAATGGCTTTTGCATCTGGTAAACATGCCTACGGTATCTGCGACATTACTGGTTTTAGATACAAGTTAAAAGATATGAAAAAAACTTGGGATGGATTGCTTGTGGGTCCAGACCAATTTGACCCTAAACACCCACAACTTATGCCAAGACCAGTTCCAACAGATCCACAGGCTCTTAGAAATGCAAGACCAGAGCAAAAAGATGACAACAATTTTTTTGTTGTTTACACTAACACTGGCGATGGTAAACTCGGAGAACAATTAAATACTTTTGGTTTAACATCTAGCGTTGGCGCAGTAACAATAACAATAACATGAGCTTTACTTTAGGCACACTTAAAACCGCTGTTCAAGACTATTTACAAGTATCTGAGTCTACTTTTACCACTCAGCTACCTACTTTTATCACAGAGGCAGAAGATAGAATATTCAGTTTGGTTCAATTGCCTAAACAACGTAAAAATGTGCAAGGAACTTTGACATCTAGCAATCGGTTTTTGGCGACCCCAACAGATTTTTATGCACCATTCAGCTTGGCAGTTATTAGTAGCAACAGCTACGACTATTTAGATTTTAAACACTCATCATTTATTAAAGAATATTCACCAGGAACAGCATCGACAGGACAACCAAAATATTATTCTTTATTTGATGATACAGCTTTTGAGGTTGCACCTATACCCGATAGTAATTACACGGTAGAGTTGCACTATTTACATAAACCAGCATCTTTAACGAGCGGTAGTGACAGCGGCACAACATTTTTGTCTACGGATTATCCAGACGCATTGTTGTATGGCACGTTAGTAGAAGGGGCAATTTTTCTAAAAGAGCCCATCGATGTCGTTTCCGCCTTTGAGGGTCGATTTAAGGAGGCGGTATCGCGTATGAAAACATTATCTGAGGGTCGTGGAACGAGAGATGAATACAGATATGACTTACTGCGAACTGGCGTTAGTTAGTGGATGAAGTAGAAAACAAAAATCAAGTAAATCCTAACGAAAACCTAAAAGGAAAAAACATAGCAATAGTTGGCCTTGGTATAAGCCAAGTCGACTTTGCAATTGGTTTACAAAACGGCAGAACGTGGGACGAAGTATGGTGCATAAATTCAGCTGGGGCTACTTACCCATGTCATAAAATTTTTATGTTAGATCCTGCGAGTAGGTTTTTTGACTCTGAGGACGCAGGTAAACAAACCAACGTTATGAAAAGGTTGTTAGCTAAAACCAACACCCCTATTTACACCTGTGAACTTGACGAAAGAGTGAAAAACCCTGTTTTATACCCTGTTGAAGAGGTCTGTAATGCTACTAAGTGTGCTTATCTAAACAACACAGTAGCCTACGCAATAGCTTTCGCACTGTGGAATAAAGTGAGTAGAATAGATTTATTTGGTATAGATTTTTCCTATAAAGAAAACATGCACTTTGCCGAGGCAGGTAGAGCGTGTGTAGAGTTTTGGATCAGCAAATGTATGGAAAATGACATATTGGTTGGCATAAGTGGTAGATCTACGGTGTTAGATTCTAACGTCCCTGCAACAGAAAAACTTTACGGCTTTCACAGATTAGAAAAGCCATTGGTTGCAATACCCCATGAAGGTAAGTTTATAATTGGACCCTACAACGAGATAAATCAAAGATTAGAAAAATATGGCTTAAAAATCAATGAAGATGTTGCGCCACCAGAACCATACAAAGGAT